CAAAACCTCTTGGTTTCAAATAGTGGTTTACGCTGACAGGTACAGAGGATATAAGTTTTAATACATTTGTCAATATATTTTCACTCCAATATCAAACAAAGACATCACACTAAAGCAATGCCTTTGTTATTATTTTATTTATTTTACAATTTATTTATATCTCTTCAAACAAATCTATCTCAATTTCTTAAACTCATTACTATCTATGGCAAATCTTTTTGCTTTCTTTAACTCCTTAATAGATTTTTCTGCCCTAACTGGTTCGACTTGATTAGGATACTCTTTAACTAAATCTCTATAAATTTCTCTCCAAGTATATCCTTTCTTACACATCCAATGTATCTCATCTTCTATTTCTCTAATGATAGATAAGTCTTGAGTTGATAGAAAATCTCTAAGGTTGTCTTGTTGCTTTAAATCTAAATATTCTTTTATTTCTTTTGCGTACATATTATAAAGAAGGTCATATGTAAGATTCGTAATTTTGGCATATGATTTTCGATTATTCGGTAATTCGCCATTTTGTATAAATGTTGATATTGAAGATGTTTCTCTATTTCGTCTAATAGTCCCATCTTTTCTAACAACTAATTGTTCTAACTCTTCTTGAGTGAGATAAATTACTGATTCTTTTGATTCTCTCAAAGAAAAATAATCTCTAATTACTATCTTATATTGTTTTCTTGCTAATTCACTATCAAGCAATTTTAATAAAAGGGAATATCCTTGTTGAGATAAAAGATAAATATTTTTAGAATTAGCTATTGATTGCTTGTTAAAACCCAATTCTAAAAGTGAGTGAGTTCCATTCACCGACTTTTTTAAGTCAATAAAATCAACTCCTTCTTCAAAATAATTATCAGATATATGATTATTTATATCTCTATTTACTTCTTTTAGCCCCATACCATGTAACTCCGCAACTGTTTTTGCTAACATAACTTTATGATCCTTACCAAATCCACCATAAATATTTGGAACATCAATACCACATACTTTTGTTTTGCCTTTAATTACTAACTCATTGCTTTTATTATTATCCATCATTTAAATTCCTTCTTTCATAATTATTATTAATCACTTATAAAATATTATTTCTTTCTTGGCCTTACACACCACTCACAATATGCATCATAACTTTCCTTTCGACTGAACTTATACCATACTTTCTTTGTCTCGGGATGTACACCAGTGGCCTTGATTACAACACCTTTATAAGCGTAGAAATTGGCTTGAAGTGGGTTGTAAACGTAAATAAATCCATCTGACTCTTTTAATTGTTCTGTCATTTTAGCTTTCACTTCCTTTCACATAAATTTGCATCACAACTTTGTAACACATAAAAAGAGCATAATCAATAAATAACTTACGCACTTCTATAATCCTCTAAATACATCCAAACCAACTTTGTTCCATTTGGTAATTTACCACTACTTTTATTTCTTCCTTTACAACAATCAATTATATTGCTTGCATGAGTATTGTACTTTTCACTTGCGTAGAGAATACAATCAAAAATATCTCCAGTAGTAATACAAATAACTTTTCTAGAATTTGAGTTATTGGCACCTTTTTTAGGATCACCTAATTTTCTTTTCATCTCTTCAGAATGATGTTTTCCATACAAATAATTATTTTCACCTTTCATAGATTGACTCAATTTATTTTTAGTGTCATCTGACATCGGTTTGCCTTTTTTACCTTTTCTATTGATGCTCATTTTTAATTTAGTTTCTTCTGAAAAATGATAACCAGCAATTGTTCCTCCTCCACCTACGAGATTATAATAATTTTTACTATTAATTGCATCATGTTTTTCAATATAATCAATTTCTAATTCATTTAATTCATCTTTAGAATATGCAATAGCAATAATTTCTCTACTAAAATTTTCTTTACCATACTTCTTTATTGCTTTTGAAATATATACTCCACTGCCAAAATAATTCTTCCAATTGTATTTAAACATTTTCTGTCCTATGTATTTCTTCCCGTTTTTCATATTTGTTGTAATGTAAATAAAACCATATGGATCGACAATTTCTAATTCTTTAATTTCTTCCATTTCTTAAACATCTCCTTTAATATTTTATTGGTTTCCTTAAAAAGTAAATAAACAGACAATCGTTAAGGATTACGACTTTCAGGAGCTACCCTAGTCTGTTTACTGCATTGATTTTTCAATACATAAAAGACATCTAAATTAATAGATGCCTTCAATCTACTGAAAATATTTATTTACCGCACATAATTCCCTTACCGACCTTATGAAGCACTGTCATCCTCGAAATATAATTCCTATATTTCTCACAAATCCCAACATCCTTACAATTTTTCTCACAATGCTCACTACTAATTAATTTATTTTGTTTTATATTCCCATTTGCTTTATTATCTGGATTATTTTTATTCCCCTTACCTTTACTTGCCACTAACACCACCTACTTTTTAATTATTTTATATGAAACGCGGATTTGCGGTTTATATAAAAAGCATTGTTTTATTACCACTATGATATTTGTTGTATAGACACGCTTCCGCCCATGATGTCACTATTATCACCAACACCCTGAACTTTAAAAGTGATTACATCACCTGCGGATAATGTGTTAACATACTCTACAGTATTCGTTATTCGATTAAGTATTGCACTGGCAGAACCTTTAGCCACAGTGCTACCGTTAATAAATATACTAGCCTCATGAGCATAATAACCACTCGCACCAGAATTGCCATACTGTATAAAACTAATTTTATACGTACCCGACACATTTATTGTTAGTGAATCGCCACTATCCGAAAATGTTATACCATTTAGTACTTTTTGATTTGCTACATTTAGCGGATATGTTACTAAGCCTGTGCCAATTCCACTAACAAACTGATTACCATCATAAGGTCTATTAAAATGAGCATAAGCAGATGACATTTGTGAGATTAAAAATCCTGTTTGTGCTGTTGAACCGATTTGCGATATCTTAAAATATGACCTAGTAAGGGCTAATCCAATAACGCCAGCAACAGTTGAAGTAGTCATTACTTTGACCGACATATTTTGTGTAGGTGTAATAATGGCTTTTGCTAATATACTAGAATCTGTGGAAGTAGCTTGTACTGGAACAGATAATCCTGTATTACTATTTGGTAACTGAATTCCAGAAGAATCAGTCCATATATATTCTAACCAAGTAGATCCAGTATTTCCATTAGATTCTATGAACGCTTCCAATTCATATGTGTTACCTACTTTTAAAGAAAACATATTATTAGATACTCCAATATTACCAACTACTGGAGAAACTGGAATGATAGTATTTGTAGTGGTAACATTAGAAGCAACTCTAGCGAATATGTAATCCACAGTATTAATTACATTTGCAGGAGTAGAAATGACTTCGATATAAACATAAGGATACCTATTTGCTGAACTACCCATTGTTCCAGCAGAAATATTTGTCCTAGATTCTAATCGCACTGTAATATCTGAAATTGGAGTTATAATACCTTCAGCCTCAGTATTACGAACAAATGGTGTACCATTTATTATATTTCCAGCCACTCCGAAAAGAGCATTGTTAGTAATGTCTCTCCATTGATATATTGCTTCTGTTCCAGAAATAATACTGACGTTGCCAGTTAATCTGTACGTTTTACCTGATTTAAGTGTAAATACGCCTGTTGATGTATTACAGGAAATATCAGTACCATAATAATTATTAATGGTTGAAAATACAATAGCAGAACCAACAGAAGGGAAATTTGTAGACGTATTTTGAATAGATACTTGTAAATAGCTTTTGCTCTGACCAACACTATTACGATTGTCTGCCACGATATATGAATTTACTCCATCTGAACGAATTACTACTGAGTCGTTTTGATTATAAAGATAAATGGAATTAACTGACCCATTAATAGATTGTCCACTAAAAGGAACAACAACTACAACATTAGCACTATTATCTGTTTTTATAATTTCAATCTGCTTACCATCGTTTCCAATTGATGTCGGCAATGTGATTGTAAATTGTGCTGTAGTTGCATCTGCTAATATACAATAATTCCAATCATTAACTAAACCATCTGAACTTACATTCTGGATTCTTAAAACACTAGAACCTCCAGAACTTGAACTATAGTCCGAAGAATATATTGTCAAAAAAATCATCTCCTTTCATTATCGATTTATTTTAATATTTAATGATATAATTTACGTTTAAATACGGCTGTAAATTGTTATGAGCTAATCCACCTCCTGCGTTACCTGTATTATAAGTACCGCCAGTATTATCTGCAACATCTGTACTTCCACCCCAATCACCACGATTAATTGCACCATTGCCTCTATCATAATAAGAATGTGAATGCACAGGCATCTCGTTGGAAACTAGAACATGCGATTTTTCTCCACCAGTCATACCTACTGCTTTAAACTCAGTCGTTCCATCGGGCATTACTAAAATTTTTCCTCTGGAATCAGGTAGTTTAAATGTTGTTGAAGTTAATGAACCGTAAGGTAATACTAAAATACTAGTAGAGCCTGTTATTGTAGCATTGTTGCTAATTACAAAGTTCATCGAATCAGTGATACTGGTAACGATTGTACCATTTGCAACTCCTGTTGCCTCGACTCTTTCTCCAATATATAAACCACTTGTACTTCCAGTAGTAACATTTTTAGTTCCTGTTGTTAAAGTACCCGTTATACTAAACGTAAGTATATTAAATAATGCTTCATAATCAGCTCTTGATTTACTAGCACCGTCTGTAAAGAAATATCCACTCGGAGGAGTAAACCCTGCAAATGGCAATAAACTTCCTATTACGCCACTGTCACTAGGTACGCTCCCTGTCATACTATTTATTTTAAATCCTATCGTAGAATCACCAGTATATGTAAATCTAAAATAACTATTTGAGTCAAAAATGAAATCTGAACCACTCTGACCTTCAAGATTCAATGAAAAATTATATGGAGCAATTTGAAGTCCAGTAAAAGATAAAGTCACTGAATTTTGTGTGGTATCACCTTTTATAATATATATTTCAAAATAGTCACCAGCACTTAAATTACTTTCGTACAATGTTGTATCAGTATTTAAAGTAAGAAAGTTTGATAAATCAACCGTAATTGAATTACTTGACACATCACATAAATATAATTCATCTACATCTGCCGTAAAATCTGCACTTTTTACCACAGGAGTTAACCCACCTGATACTGCATTCCATGTTCCGTCACCTCTAAGGAATAAATTTTGTTGTCCAGCTATAGGTTTTGTAACTAATCCTGCCGTTCCATCCGTGCTTGATGTTGCACCCACTACATTTGGAATTTCAGCAAATGTAGCATCGCCTCTAAAAAATGTTGTTGTATTGTTTGGAGGAGTTGGCACTTTACCACTTACTGTAGCTGTCGCATCAGGAAGAATTGGATGAACGTGGTCTTCTCTAGCCGTTGCAACCGAAGTACCTATAGCAGGAGTTGAACTATTCGCTAAAGGTGTTATATTACCTAATTTAACAGTTCCAAAAGTTGTTGTGGTTGCTTGACTCAACGTATTTGCTACATAAACATGATTAGCAGTTAAATTCACTGGATTCCCACTAAAGGTATTTATAATCCATAATTGGTCTCCAGTATTAAATGTATTACCTCCCAAATTAAAACCATTAGCACCATTAAATATCCAGAAATCACCTTTTGAACCATCAGTAAAGGTTGTTAAAGTTGCTGTGTTGTTAAAAAATCCTTTAGGACTACCTGTTACAATTGCACTAAAATTCTTTAATTGAGTTACGTCAATATTTACAACATCAGGAATCATATTATATGTACCATCATATTTTAAACCTATACCAAGTTTTGATGTTATTAGTCCTTCGTTATCAACATTTAAACCATTACCAATTTTCGAACAACCCATAGTAATTTTTGTCGCTACAGGTAGTCTTTCAGGATTAATAACACCTGTGGATATATTGTTAGCATTACTTGTATCAACATTAGGTACATTTGTTAATCCAATGTCTGATTTTACAAGGGTTATACTCGAACCTGTTTTACCATTTATAGATATATTACTAACGGTGCCAATTCCTAAATTTGGGTTATGTTTAAATCCCATTTTTTATCTCACCCCTTTTATCCATTTATTCCGATCCAATTATAAGTAATATTATTTTCCATAATTTTACAACTATCAACTACAGAAATAGATATACCTTGATTCGCACGGATATAAACTGGCGTTTGGTTATTAATAGAAATTGTACATACTTGATCATTTAATAATTCAAAATTAATTATTCTTGCTTTTGCAGGGATTATTTCTACCTCTGCTACAGATGTTTGTAGAGATGGCGAACCTATTACTGTTCCATCGTAACGATTGGTGATCATATTTTTATCAGTCCTTTCTTTTTGTGAGTTTTTAGGGTTTGTTTATTTATGTATAGTTAGGATTATAAATTAGAAAAAAATAAGAGGAAGAAGACAATTTGGTTTTGTCTGTCTTCCTCTTATTTGATGGTGTTGGTTTTGGTTGGGATTGTTGATTTTGGGATTGGATAATAATTATAGGATTTGCAATTTCCTATAATTATTTTACTAAATATAATTTCCTTAATTCTTCTTTCTCATCTTCGCTATATTTATATTTCTGCTCATCTTCACTGTTTATCAGATAATCATAATCACTAGCGCAAATATATACTTCTCTTATGTTTAGATAGTTGTCTTCAAAATCATCTTCAATATTAACTATTTCTTTGTTCTCTGATAACAATAAATATTCATCTTTCATTTCAAAATACTTTTTTATACTACAAAATTTTCTACCTGACCAATATTTAATTCCAAGCATATAATCATTGCCGAAAATGTTTAATACTTCTTCCATATCATCAGAGGTTAAATTACCAACATGTCTTATGATGTTTTTTAAGAGGTTGGAATGTTTTTTAGTGTGTAGTTTTCTTTTGATTGTATATAAGGTTTTAGGTTTGTTCATTAGTTGGTGATACTCCTTTTTGTTTTGGATTTTTATTATTATTTTGCTGACTGTTGCATTTGATTATTGTATTTTTCTAGTATTTGTTTGGCTAGGAGTTGGTGTTCTGGTTTAACATTCCCTTTTATATTTCTGCCTTTGTTTTCACTTACATTTTTAAGATATTCTATTTC